CTGCTGATCATCAATTAGCCGCGTGTGTGCGCGTCTATTTTCCTTGTTCTATAGACGCGCATTGACAACCCTTTAATTTTTAATTAATTATGGACAACCCTATTAAAAAAATCGTTTTTTCGTTCGTTGAGCGTTACGATGCTTACAACTATGCTTCTTACATGAACCATGTGACCCGATCTTCTAACTTTGTCGTCGAGGAAGTTGAGAATGACCGGCACACAATTGATTATGTCGTTGTTCGTATCTATCGTTGATGTCATGTCGTTTTTGAGTCAATTCATCGGTCCCCTAATGGGTGCTGCAGGCAGCATAGCTAACATCGTTGCCCCCGGCATAGGTGGTTCCGTTGCTGGAGTGATAGGCAACGCTATATCCGCTGGTTCAAATCAGTACAACGATAACAAAGCTATCGACAAATACAATCAGGGCCAACTCGAACTTGCGAAATACGTTGCTGATAGAAATTTGGGTTTCTGGAATCTTCAAAATGAATACAACGCCCCTAAAAATCAGATGCAACGATACATAGACGCCGGTCTTAATCCTAATCTTATTTATGGTCAAATAAATAATGGTAACTCCTCTGCTGTTCAGGCCTTTAACATGCCTGCGCAAGAGAGAAAACAATACAAGGCTACAGTTAACGCTGCTCTTGGACTTCAATTACAAAATGCTGCTGCTGACACAAAAGTTAAGAATGCTCAAGCAAATCGCCTTAATGCCGATGCTGAGCTAATTCGTTCTCGCAAGTCCGGCCAAGATATAGAGAACACCATTTCCGGATATCTTCAAGGTGAGGCTAAGTTGAAATTTGACGCTATCAATTCCGCCGCTGGTAGTTATGAAGAAGCCGTTCAAGAAAAATATATATTCGGCCCCATCTCGCAATCAGAGGCCATCCGTAAACGTAATCGCATCCTTGAGATATCTGCGCTTACCGCCGAATATCTTTACGAGCATGGCTCGCCTGAACTTCAACTGGAAGCCGCTAAACTCCTTAACTCTATTCGTTCTAGCGAGTCTCATCTCAAGTCCAATATGGCCGCTTGGTCTGATATGGGCATCAATCCTAACCAGGATGGTTTTCTTATTCGTCAACTAGGTGTTTTTCTTAGAGATAACAAAATCACAAGTCTTTCTGACGCGCTAAATCTTGTTATCGATAAGTTTCTTTAATAATATGTTTAACTCTAATTTTAAAAAAGTATGGCTAGATTTCGTCGTCGTCGCCGTCGCTCTCGCGGCAGGCGCATCCGTCGCACACGCATATCACGCGGTGGCTTACGCCTTTGATATGGGCTGTTTGACTCCTGTGACAATTAAGAACCCCAAACCCTCTTTTTACAGCCCAGATCCTTACATATCAGTGCCTTGTGGTAAATGCCCCTCTTGCTTAAAGAGTAAAAAACGAGCTCTGGCACATCGTCTTTACGAGACGTCTAAAGAGGCTTGTACATCTTACTTTGTTACATTTACTTATTCTACGGAAAACCTTGTTTTTGATAATAAAACATGGTATCCTGTTCTTGCTAAACGCGACATGCAGTTATTTTTTAAACGTCTGCGTATAGCGTACCCTCACGCAAAAATCAAATATTTCTGCGTATCGGAATATGGCGATGAGGGCTTAAGGCCTCATTATCATGCTATTATTTTCGGAATACCTATTTTTGATAATCCTGTTTTCAACGGAAAGAGGTATTTTTATCCGTTCGTTAAACAAGAACTTGATAAAATCTGGCAACTTGGCTTCACCGATGTTGGGTCTTTCAGCCCTGCTTCTTGTTATTATGTAGCCAAGTATACCTATAAAGGTCTTCTTGATCCGGATGACCACCCTTTTGCGGAGGATTATTGGCATCTTTTCTCCAAAGGCCTTGGCCTTGAATTCGTTAAAAACCGCAAGGATTATCACCTCAAGACATTAAAAACAGACACGACCTGGAATGGGTACCCGTTGCCCCTTTGTCGTTATTATCAAACAAAAATTTTTTACAACAATGAAGATGAACAAGTTAACAGGTATATGCATATTAGATTGTATCTCAAAAATCAAAACTATCGAGATACCTCAATCTTGGATTTTGTCGAACGTAAGTTTCGAGTTAATGACGGACAACAACGTGATGGTGAGATATTGTTTGGTGAATACCTCAAGCAATGCCAGCGTAACCTACGTCGAACAACTCGAAAACCTTGAGGCAGAAATCTTAAACGCTTCTACAAATGACTGATGTTCACTCAATTACTATCCCTGACCTCCCTGACGAACCTCTCAACATTGGACGCGGTTATCGGCATTGTGACGCTCGGTCTTGTATTGGTTCATATTATTTTGATTTCATTTGTTCGATTTGCAATGAGGCTGCTTTGCCGCTACCAACTGCATATCTTACGGTCCCTAGACAAAATAGCGTCGTGGGTTATACTATCGAGTTATATCGTCGTGATGCTAATTGTCTTTATGCTAATCTTTATGCAACAATAATTTTATCTAAAAATGGCAAGTTTATTTCACTCAATCCCGTTACGCCCTCCGCGCAGGAACTTTTTTAATCTTTCTCACGAAAGAAAGCAAACAACTGATATAATGAGGCTTACCCCCATTATGTGCGAGAAAGTTATTGGTAGTGATAGGTTTTCTGTTACTTCTGATATCCTCGTTCGAATGATGGCGACCGTAGCGCCTATCATGCATAACATTAACATCTATAGCCACTTTTTCTTTATCCCCCGCCGTCTCCTTTGGACTGATTGGCAGAATTATATCGGCGGAGGCCGCGATGGGCAATACAATGTGCCTAGGCCGACGCTTCCTTTGGATAGGCTTATTGTTTATTTTAAGGATGTTTTAAGATGGGCTGACAAGGACATAGCCGCTTGTTTCGGTATCGGTAGTGTTATGGATTACTTTGGTTTTCCTGTTCATAAATGGACAACCTCCTCTGGTTTAATCAATTATAAACTTTTTAATGATGGAGACCCCTCCTTCAATCCCAATATAGCCGATTTTCCAATACCTTTAGAACCGTTCATGGCTAATTTCAAGGTTTATTGCGACTATTACCGCGACGAAACACTTTCCCCTTATAAAGAATGGCAGGATTACGTTGACCTGGGCTTCACTTCGCCGACTTATTGGAATTCCATCGCCTCTAAGTTAGCTACTGATTGGCCTACCACTCAAGACTTTAAACTTTTCCTTTATAGTATTTTCCGTGTCCAAAATCGCGCATGGGCTAAGGATATCTTTACTTCTGCTCTTCCTTGGCAGCAACGAGGACCTGTTGTTTCTGTTCCTGTTACTGGCAACTTTGATTTACCGGCTCAAGAGGTCAAGTTGAATAAGGAGGCCGGTGGACCTTGGTTCGAGCCTATTTCTGCCACAGGTATAGGTCCTTCTGGTCCTGTCGTAAGTAATGGCACCGGAATTAGAGTTAGTTCTTCGCAACCCTACGACGTCGCGTATAATCCGGCAGGCACGTTGGTCGTTCCATCTCGCAACGTCTCTATGAATAGCGGCGAGCTCTTATTGCAAGAGCTCCGTTATACGATGAGAGTTCAGGAATTTTTTGAAAAAGACGCCCGCGGAGGCTATCGTTACTCCGAAGTCCTTTTGTCTCATTTCGGTGTCCGACCTCAAGATAGTCGTCTTCAGCGAGCTGAGTATCTTGGAGGTGGTCGTAGTCCCCTGATTATCAGCCAAGTAGCGAACACGTCTTCCGGGGATGCCGGAAACCCCCAAGCAAACCTTGCTGGACTTGGTTTCAGTCGGCAGAAAACACATCAGTTTAACTATTATGTTCCCGAACATGGATGGATCATAGGCTACATGTCTATCATGCCCAAGGCTAACTACATGGATGGCGTCCCTCGGCAATATTACGGATTGTCTCGTTTTGACGAATACTGGCCGTCTTTCGCTCATCTTGGCGAACAGCCTATTCAAAATATGGAGTTGTCTGTCCTTGCTGGCTATACAGATATTAATGATAGTACTTCGCCTTTTGGTTATACTCCGCGTTACGCGGAGTATAAGACACGTCAGGATAGTGTCCATGGCGCATTTCGTACTACCCTGAAATACTGGCATTTAGCTCGCGAGTTCGATAACGTGCCTACCCTTTCCGAGGAGTTCATCGACACGCCTCCTAATTCTGATCGTATATTCGCAACATCTTCGGACATACCGGCCGACACAGATCATTTCTTATGTCAAATATACAACCGCGTTAAGGCTATCCGACCGATGCCGAAATGGGGTGTTCCTAAATTTTAGACGTTATGATGAATATAAAGCCCGATTACATGGACGTTCCGCACATAGATTTTCCGCCGTCCATCACAGAGCCTGAAAACAGTATGTCTGTGCAAGAGATCGTTAACCGTCATCTTCGTGGTCAGCCCGTATCTTTGCCATCTTTGGATGATACCGGTGACGAAGCACTTGACTCGTTTCCTCTTGATGACGAGCAATTTGATGCTTTGACTTCTTGCATCGACTCTCTTGACCTCACTGAGATAGCTGATATGCGTGCACGTCTTAATGCTCGTGCCGCTGAAATTCGTAACAATTTAAAACAGCCTCAAAATGAGCAAAATACCGAAAGTTTGGAAGATACTTCGGATAATCAACCAAGTTCTTCAGACGATAGTGTCGGTCTTCAGACCGACGCCTAAAACATGAAAAGCACACGGTAGGGGGCTCGGGGGAAGGAACCGCCCCCCGCCCTCCGTGAGGCGTTTGCAACTCCCTGGGTTGCAAACAACTGCCGCCACATCATGTATTAATTCTACACCTACAAGCGACCTCTGTTCTGCTAAGCCGGAACAGAGGTATGCGCATTTGCGCATATCTCCCGGCGTACAGATGACTCATAGATAAAGCGCCATTGCGGAAGTAGCAAAGCGAATGACGCACGTGCGCGTATCTTTGAGTCAATCGGTTAGCCGAAACAGAGGTGTGCCAGAGCTCGAGCTCTTTCGAGCTCTGGCACACGAAGTGCTTGAGGTGGTGTTAGGAGGATTACGCACCTG